CTGTGCCGTTGCCGCACGTGTCTGCGCCGTAGCCACACCTATGGTAGCTGCTGCTAGTTGCTGCGCCGCCGCCTGCCCTTGCGTCATTGCCGTTTGCAAAGCATGCTGGCTTGATGCTGTTTTTGCGAGCGCTGATTGCAGGTTTGCCAGACCAGCACCGTCAGATATTTTTGACAACGACGATTGCAGGGTCTTGACTGATGCATCAGCGTCTTTAGCGCCTGAAGATATTTTCGACAATTTATCAGCGATGGCAGGTGATATTTTGTCGGTTATCTCAATGCTGATATTTTCGGTTGCCATTTTTTAAGGCCTTTTGCGCGAGTGTTTTGCGACATTGCGTCCAATTAAAACAGCTCTCTCGACGAATCCTGCTGGCTCTTGCTTAGATGATCCACTATTTAGGTCTGAGATATAATCTAAATTATTGGTTATGTATATTGCTTGCCCAGCTTTCTTTTTTAGCAGATCGAAATTCGCCTGTCCTATCGTCCTTGCGCTGCTTGCAGACCATGTAGACCCCTTGCTGCCTTTTACGTGCGGGCTGATGGTTTCTGAGCTTGGAGCGTCCAGAGTTACGACCCAGTTAGACAGTGCAGCAGATGTGTCTACTGGCGTCTTAGTCGCAAGATCAGTAACGATGGCTCGGGCGACATCGACAGCAATATCCGACGCCGCCCTCTCAAGCGCCAATGATTTTTTTTCAATTAGAGATGCAAGATAAAGCAAACCTTTAGCCATTTAAAACATCATCCAGATTTCATTTTATTTGCAATTCGTTTTAGATTTTCGCTATCCATCTCGCGAATAAAATAATGGATGTTCTCAGTCTGCTCTTCGTCAAACTCAAATGTTTCAGCATAATTTCTGACGCTTGACCATGATATAGCAGTTGGCGACGTGGCGTGGGACCGCTCACTGTCTAGGTCAAAAAAAGCCTGTAGGTAAAGCTCCAATCCCGTCCTCAGCTCTGGCGCATTCGCGATGCGGTCAGGAAGTGGCTGCCCAGACCGCATCGCTTGCTTAGCTATTGACTGCTCAATGTGTCCCATATCGAGCATGTACGCCAGGGCCTCAGTTAGTTTTTTGCTTCGCTTTCCAATTCAGCCGAACGAAAGTTAGAAACAATTTTTGACTCTTCTTGAAGGCGCTCATAAACGTCAGGCAGATCATGAAACAGTTTAATAGCATTTTGTGCATTAAAAACGATATCCTTTGCTTTAGCGTCTCTAACATTCTCCCACCCCATTAGTACAGTATCAGCGAAAACGGACATGAAAACGGATTCTGCAACGTCACTTGCAAGCGTACCAAGCTCAAGCTGGCGACGATAAGGACGGGTAGCAATGTCAAGCGCCTTAGAATATCGTTTGTTTGTCTTGCCCATCCGAGAAATGAAAAAAGCCGGGATAGTTCCGTCCTCATTTTCCGCTTCACTGAAGAGAATTTTAACGCCGTCAATTTCCTTCTTTTCGTCCATCTTAAACTGACTGTAAAGTGACATCTATTGGTTACCTTTTGTTTTTGGTTGAAGACTATGCTGGCATAGCGATTGTTGGAAGATATGCAAAAGACACATGCATAAGGGTATACCCGTTTGGATTTTCAGCGCCAGATGGTTCAAGAGGGACTGTAATCGGCGAATCCTTTTCGACATTAAGTCTACCGCCACCTAGTCCGAGCAATGGGATATCAAAAACAAAGCCAGCATTTTTTGCAGCTGAAATGATTGAAAGCCCAACGTCAGAATTAAGGCGCACGGCACGGACGGCGGCGACGGTCGTGAAGTAAGCAGTGATCGATCCGCTAACCTCGAAATTTCCAGCCGTTGTATCAAAAGCCCCAAGAATACCAATTGCTTTGTTTGGGGTTACGTTGTTGTTTATTGAGATTGTCGCCTCTGACACGTACCCGAAAAGATTGGACGGAGACGATGTGGAAGGATCAACAACAGACATCTTTATCCGATAAATATCGGAGGACGTGTTAAAAGCATTTTCTCCTAGAGATGGAACTCTTGTGCCTGATTTTATCTCATTTCCAGACTCTCCAGACTTGTGCGTGTTGTCGCAAGCAATGAAAGTAAGATCGGCATTTAGCTTTTCAGCTTGAGGCACGTTAAGCGTAAATTCGTTTGCTACAGCTCCCTCAAGATATTCTGCCTGCATAGCAGTCGGGCCGAATCCTAACTGGCGCTCAAGGTTATACGACCTTCGCTTGATCAAGGACGGTGTTTTTTCATTACGGATTATAGTACCAGCGAAAACCTGTATTTGCTTTCCAGTGCCGGATTCAGTTACAGGAGCGAAAGTTGTTTCGTCAAAGGAAACGGCCTTTGCTGCGATGCTTTTTACTCGCGCATATCCGCGATTATTTGCGAAGTTATTGACCGTCGCATCGCCTCCGATAAATACCCACGCTCCGACGATCAATCCTGCAATCGTCGTAAAGTCTGCGGCTGTTGCAGTAAGTGAGGGTATTCCTGACGTGACTGAAATGTTGATGTCGCTTAGCGCAAACTGCCTACCTACTGTCTGCAATCCTGATGCTGCAGGTGGCGTGGCCTCGTCTATTAGCGTCTCACTGACTACGACAGTCCCTGCCGTCGATGATACGACAGTCTTAAGACCGTTGTTTGCAGAGTTTGAAAAACCGCTAGAAAGGATCAGCTGGCCAGCTGTAAAGACAGTCAAGCCTGATGCAGCCGAGTACGTCTTTGTCGATGACAATACGCCAGTCATAGATAGTTGAGCTGCGTTTAGAGGCTTTGTGGTCGGCAGCTCGCGGGCATCTGCGAAGAAAAAACCTTGCATCAGACGGGTCAGATTATTTTGCGTAAAGTCGATATTAAACCCTCCGCTGGCATCAAGGTCTGTAATCGTTCCCTTTTTATTCTGGCGAGACGGATCAATCGGGGCCCTAGCGACCGTTGATAGCTCCCCGCCAAAATCAGAGTAAGAATTTGGCTCCAAATTATACCAGATTGGCGTTGTTGGCAGAGTCTTTAGAGATGCTTCCTCAGCAAAAGAAAGTCCTGTGATGTTAGAATCTATCTTGTTAGGCATTTAATTTTCCTATCCTCTCTCATCATATTCAAATTCAGAAATGACGTTAAACCTGTAATATAGGTCCTCCATCGGCAATTCATTAACGCGCGCATTCCTGAACCATATCCCGCTTGGAGTTGACTTTCCACGAAATGAATTTCTGGCAACTTGCGACAGCGCCCTACCAAATTCCCCAGCCTGCGCGAGCGACTTTGGGCAAAAAATCTGCACGAAGACAAGGCCGGTGGCAGTGTATCTCCTGGTCCCTTGTTCGCATACGCTATCTGACAGCGTAGTCTGCTCGACTCCTACAGTTTGCGTAGAGACTCGGCACCAAGCTTTAGAGCTATCCGGAAGTGCTTGTGACTCAACAAACTCCCATCGGACAGCAGGTACGTAGCCTACTATGTCTGATGTCTTCGTAGAGTTCCAGTCATTCCAGAAAATTGCATTTATTTCATCAACGGCCGCGCTGTATGTAGTAGTCATGACATAATCAGCGTGTAAAGTATTGGCTGTCCGCTAGGAGCCAGTATATCAATACTGTCGATTCTAAGCTCTTTGCCGTCATAAATCACAGTATCTTTAAGAGATGGCGAAAATTCTACGGCGCCCATATATCCCATAACAGCAGTTGCTGGCACCTCGGAATTCTTGAGGTAGTGGTACGTCTCACGCTGCTGTTTATCGAGCGGGAAAAAGCAGATATTGATGTAATGCTCATCTTGCAAAACCGGCTGCGTAGGCTTCCACGGCTTCCCTGCGTCAGCCGGAGATCCGTTGCGCACGATACGCCATGTTACCAGCTTGCCACTATCCTTTAGCATGCGCTGTGCAGTAGCGATCGGTCTATCATAGCGCCCCATGCTACACCCTCACCGTGCGTAGTGCTGACCCTGCAATAGCTTCAAGCAAAGGGTCAAGCCATGCCTCTACAGCAGTCATAGTCGGCATTACGCCGATTGACAATGGATCAGAGTATTTTGTAGTGAGAGGCCCGACAGTCTCCTCGGTCACGTAGTTACTAGCAGATACAGTGGGCATAAGATCAACCCCCTCATGCACAGATATCACAGCAGCGCACTGCGCTGACTTGAGCTCGCGAGGAATATCGTCAACCGGGAACATGACGTCATTGTCGTACAGGTACACTCCGGTCCTTGGCCACTGCAATGACTGGTCAGGGTATGTCATCGCACCCTTATACTCGGACGCAAAAGACTCAAGGTAATCCGACGATTTTATCAGCTGCGCAGCGACGACATCATCATCAAGCGAAAGCATAACGCTACGGTTTGCTGCAAAAA